ATTGAATGGAGGTTCTGCTAAACAAACAGCACTTTGCATTTTTCATGCGATAAAAGAAGCTTCTACATTAGGATTCAAAAAAATTGTTTTTCCGTATAATAAATACTTTATTTATCCAGTGTTTGATGAGGGAGATAACGAGTCAATATGTTGCATAATACCGAGCGATATTATTATTGATTTTTCGGGATCCGAATTATATATTCAAGACAACCCATATATCTATAAAGCAAACGAAACAGTAAGATATAAAATGTTTGCCTTTATGAACGGAGCAAAAAACAGCAAACTAATAAATTTAAACATTTTTGGGGAAAGGTTGAACAATACTACACATGCTGAATCTGAGTATTCAGATAGTATAAACGTTATTAGTTTTCAAGATTGTGAAAATTGCATGATTAAAAATGTTAATCTAAATAGCTGCGTTGGGTTTCAGGTAATGTTTGAATGCATAGACCAATACGATTACTTTGGAGGAATCCGTGATGAAGATTATACTGCTGGAAGCGGGAAAAATAATCGAGGTCGATTAGTTTATCAAGATTTCGCAAGTGGGGATTTAGATGATAGTGGAGAATTAATCGAAAATCCTCTTTATATATGTACACCCGAAAAGCACGCAATAGGATATGATCCAGAAAAACTAAAGTATTTTCGTATTGGAAATATGGGAACAGCATATTATAGCCGTATAAGCTCACGCTGGATAAAAACATATTGGTATAATGAAGAAGGGGTATTATTAAATGAAGGTGGAACATTTTATAGACAATTTGACCGGTATGAACTTCCAGAAGGTGCAAAGTTCTTTAAAATTTCCGCATTTCAATCAGAAGTCCCGACAAAAAATGCGGGAGAAGATGAATGCGTAATTAGGCTATATCCCTTTTTACAATCTTATATGTCAAAAATTGTAGATTGTAGATTTGAAAATAATCATTCCTGGGCAATTACATTCGTTGGGGGAGACAGCACATATGTTAAAAATTCATATGTAGAAGCTGGTCCAAGATACGGTTATTGGTCTATAGATATGGAAGATGGATTCGAAACGATGAGACATAATGTATTTGATAATATCGTTAGTAAAGATTCCATACAATGTTATGCTGGGCTAGGAAATTCGGTTATCAGTAGTTGCTTTGCCGGAGGGTATAAATCTATATATTTCAAAGCAGATTGCTCAAATTCCAAAATTATAAATAATTGGGCAAAAAGTGTAGATATATCGGATAAAGAATGTGGGATCTTCGCTGCAAATCATTATACATCGATTACAGAAAATACCGGACATGGAGAGGTAAGAAGCTGGCAAAACACAAAAGAGGAAAAATGGCCTTTTTAAAATGTATAGCAAAGGATACTTTAAATCAGCTATTAGTAGATATTGATAGCTAGTTTTATAGGAGTCAGAGAAAGGGGATTCAATATCCCCTCTCCTTTAGCCATGCGTCAAATATAAAAAAAGAGTAGCGACTATACTACTCTTTTTTCTCATTTTTTAAAATTATTATAATTATCTTTAACACCTCTAGTACTACTTTATAAAAATTAGAGGAACTATTAAATTGATTACTTATCTCTTCATATGATTTATACGATTTTGAAGGCGTTTTACTTTTAAAAAGCTTGTCTATATATTTATCAATAGACCTATACCTACGACATACGCCAAGGTAAATTAGAATTGCAATAAGCACAATTCCTAAAACCAGTATTGCTACTGCAAAAAGGAGATTATCATTAATACTGATGTTCATAAAACACCCCCAAAAGTTTATTTGCTCTTGAGGGGAATATCTTATATAAGAAGACATATTATCCCCTGCACTGAGTCGAGCTTTCCACGCATATAGAATTTTAAGACAACACGTTAATGTAATTTGAACGATATGTGTACCTTAATTTATGCTTCTCGCTCTATTAGGGGCGTTAAAACTAAAAAATCTCCTTTCGTATATTTTCTTTATCATATCATAAAATTCGTCTTTTATCAATATATTTAATTATTTTACTCCAATATTCTCACAAAATCATGAATTCCATATAAGGAGGTGATTCTTATTTACATCATCATCATGAATCAAGATAAAAGTCTCACTATCACTACTAAAACCAATATTTATCGCAAGGAAAACATGGTGGACAAGTTGAAGTTTTTATTTCCTGAAAAATACCAGGAATTAGAATTAGCAGATTGTACTGCTACTCTAAAATACACAGATACTAATAATGTTCCACATGCCGAAATTCTTCAGAAAGATGAAGAATTGTATAAAGGTAAATTGGCTTACACTCTTCCACTAGATAGTGAACTTACAGAGTTTCCAGGCAATATCAACCTTAGAGTTACATTTACAAAAATTGATATGGAAACACAAACCCAATATGTGATGCACACAGGAGAAGTAACAATTACTGTTCTCCCACTTGCGGATTACTACAATTTCGTACCTGATAAATCATTGGAATTTGTAGATCAGATACTGGGTTATTTCCAAGCTAAAATTGAGGCTGTTGAAAAAATAGCTGAAACTTACGACAGTGAAAAAGCTGACAATATTTCATACGAAAATGATAAATTACAGCTTACTTCAAATGGATTTAAAATTGGCGATCCTGTTTCTATCTCAGGAGGTAGCAGTGAAAACCCAGGTGATTCAGACAATGAATTTGAAGTAGTTGAATTTTAAAAGAAAAGGAGATTGAAGTTATGTCAAATATGAAAACTAAAATAGGCTATGGTCTAAAAGAAAATGTATCTAATGCTGTATCAGAAGGTCTATTAGATTCTGGTGATATTATTTTCACCTCAAATCCAGGATCTGAAGAAGTAGGATTCGTTAAGCCTGATGGCTCAGTAGTATATATCAAAGGCAGACCTTTAAATGAAATCTTCGATTCATTGGAGTCTGGAAAAACATACATAGGTACTTCTGAAGCTTATGAAGGACAGACCATCAAAGCAAAATTAGAAGATGGAAAGTATCATACATATACAATCCAGCCTAGCGGCGCTGGCTTTATGCTAGAAGAAATAGGTGCAAACGTAAAACAATATGTAAATATTGGTACTCGTCCGGGTTCAGGTCAGGAACAAGGTGTTATTTACATTGATGGCAACATTGGTTACATCTGGAATGGACTTATCTGGATTAAGGTGTTTGAAGACGTATCTGAAGATATTGCAGATTTAAAAAACCGTGTTCAGACTCTTGAAACTGAAATAGATTTAAAAGCACCTTTGAATAATCCGCAGTTCACAGGAGTGGTAACAATTGAGGGTAGCCCTGCGGCTACACAGGAATGGGTTACTGCTCTTGTAGGACAAATGGCCGGAGGTGTTCCTAGCATTGTTGATGGAACAGACAATCCTCTTCCAACGACTGGCTATAAGGCTGGACAAATGTGGAGAGTTGCTGAAGCTGGGACATATGCTGGTGAACAGTGTGAAGTCGGAGATTTAATTATCTGTTTAACTGACTACAATGAAGGCTCTGCTTCTAATGTAGATTTTATGATTGTACAGGGAAATATTGATGGAGCTGTTACTGGCGCAGAATCCGCTGTTGATGGACATATTGCTATTTTTGATGGAGCTACAGGTAAAGTCATTAGAGATAGTGAAGTGTCTATTAACTCTTTAAATGATGTCATTCAAAAAGCTCATGAACATGCAAACAAAACACAGTTAGACAGTTTTACTAAGACCCAGGAAGAAATTCTTTCTGAAGCAAGTGCTGACGCTGCTTCTAAGGTATCAGCTCTTTCTGAAGAAATGGAAGGAAAACTTGCAGAAAAAGTAGACGCTACTACTGTTGATGGTAAAATCACTACAGCAAAATCTGAAATTCTTGAGTCTGTAGATGGTAAAATTGGTGATCTTGGAGAATCTGCCACAGTAGTTGAGTATGTTACAAAAGTAGTTGGATCAGGTGGAGCTGATGTAGCAGGACAGATTGATGCCGCATTAGCTGAAGCAAAAGAATATACTGATCAATCATTAACCATTACGGAATTTTAATCTATGCCAGAAGAAAATATTGAAAAATTTATTTCAGAACTAGATAAGATAGTCACAGAGCGGGAGTTATGTGTGTATCCAGACAAACAGACTCTCGACTGCTATGACTGCTATTTATGTCATGTAGACTTTTATAATAATGTCAGGGATGAATTAAGAAGTTTAGGGTAGAAGCTTTTACGCTTCTACCCTATTTTTTTACTTTTTGAAATAAGAGTTAAAATTACAGAACGCTATTCCAAAAAGTAACTATTTTTTGAAATAGAATAATTTAAATTAATGCCAATAATCATATGGATTTGTCATCGGTTTATTTCTTCTTAAATTCTTTTTGACACTCTTCTCTGCTTCTTCTACGGATTCATAGATCCGGTGCTTTGGAAGCCTAATAGCTCCTCCTGAAGGTAATAAGATTGTGTATAGATTTCCAGACACGGATTTTATGGTCCCTTGGACTATCGTTCTATTACTTTCAAGAAAATAACATGAGTCTCCTGCTTTCATTCGTTTTCACTTCCTTTGTTCTTAAAGAAAATAGCCACTCCTGAGAGTGACTACTTTCTCGTTCTTTTACTTCAATTCCAGATGAGAAGTAATTTACAATTATTATTATAATACGATTATATCTTTTGGTCAATGTAAATTCACCGCAAGATATGACAGATTGTGATATGCCTGTGAGCTTATATTTGGGCTTTGCTTGGAGTTAAATTATATAGACAAGGGATTTTATCATTTGATCAGACGAAGAGGCTGCGTGAGCGAAATAGAAGGTCTGATGATAAAAATAAAGAGCTGATATAAAATCAGAATGTACTTCTGGTTTTATATTAACTTTTTAAACACGTATACAAGATTTCCTCCTGTATTTTTGTTGATTACCTTTTTGATTACCTTGCTTTTTATGTTATGAATTTTTATCGTAAAATCAAAGGATTTTAGTGGAGTATACGGGATTCGAACCCGTTTGCTATACCCAATAAATGTGCGTAAATACTGGGTATTTAACACTTTTTACTTGATTACCTTTGATTACTTTACTACTTGAAATTCAGGTAGTGAGCTGATTACCTCCATTTTTGTATTTAACGATTTTCTATCAATATGATAACTCGTTTCTGTACAAGAATTTTCGGTATGTCCTACAATAGTTTGAACCATTTTTAAATCCACATGATTATCCAATAATATAGAAACATATGTTTTTCTAGCTTTATGGGGAGACTTGGGTTTTATACCTAATTTCTCACAAATACGATACATTCGTTTTCTAAAACAAGCAGAGTTAAGTCTTTTTCCGGATTTGTTTGTAAAAATATAAGTGTTATTAGGATTTATTTCATGCAATTTAATAATAATCCAATTATATTTGTCAGGAACAATAACAATGCGATTTCCTGCTTCCGTTTTAGAATTTTCTGTCACATTATAAATATATTTGTTGTCCACATGGCTTCGTCTTTCCATTTTATTTATTGTGATATAATTATCATAAAAATCCTGATGAGTTAATGCAGCCAATTCTCCCACTCTTATCCCGGTTAAAAACATTAAAAGAATACCTAAGTTATGTGTATCTAAATGATTTACTAGATATTTTATTATAATAGGAAGTTCTTTTTCGTTAAACACTTCATTTTCAGGTTCTTTTTTAATTTTTTTAAAATCATTTATAGAAATCAATAGTTCATTAATTACTTGTTCGCCATTATACGAAATTAGTTTTTCTCGCTTTGCTTTAGTAATTAATCCTTTAGTTATACCTTTAAGTCCAGCAAATCCTTTGGCAGATAATTTTTTTTCTGCTAATTCATTTTCTAAAAAATTTTCAAAGTCTTCTGGCACAAGTTCTTTTATATGTTTTTGCCCAAATTCCTGGTAGTGTCTCTCAAAAAACTGTATATTTCTTTCATATGTTCCATTGGATATTTTATTTTTTTTATATCGTTCCTCATTCCATAAATCAAAGACTTCTTTTACAGTTGGATCTTCTTCTTTATCACCCCAATACTGTATTATAACAGACTCAAGTTCTTGTTGAGTGTTTCTTTTTTTTAGTAATCTTCCTTTCTCTTTATCGGGCAAGTATGTTCTCCATTTACCATCTTTGCCCTGCCACATTTTATATGGATGTTTATCCAATAGTTCCTTTCTTTTGTTCATTTCAATTTGCTCTTGTATACGTGTTATGTCTAGCATACCATGCTCAAGAGCATATTTCAATAAATCTGCGTTATTATTCAATGTAGTATCTATATTATTCACTCCCTCTGTTATGTTTAATGTATAGAAAATTCTCCTTATGAAAAGTTGCAGCTTTCCATAAGGAGTGATTATATTTTTTTAGCCTGTGCTTCCCATACCACCATTTCTTTTTCCTGTGGTATTATCGTCTACTGTAATTCCGTATTCTATAAAAATTCCCTGCATAAAACCATCGCCTGATTTCAACTTTAATACATTTTCTTCATTAGAATCATTGGTAATCTTTGCCATAATATGCCCTTCATTATCTGAATTGAAATAATCGCTGTCAATGATGCCTACCGTATTATTCAACTGAAGGCGGTATTTAAATCCAAGCCCGCTTCGTGGATAAAGTTTTAGAACCCATTCTGGTTCCATCATGCATCTAATGCCTGTTGGAATTAGGATTGTTTCTCCCGGAGATAAGGTAATATCGAAAGGAATGTGAAAATCATATCCGGCACTTCCTACAGTCTTTCTTTCTGGAAGTTTAATATTATTATAAACATCTTTCATATATTTATACTCACTAGAATTCTCAGGTGGCATTGGAGAATGTGTCCATAATCCCTGAATCATTCCATTATAAAATTCTTCAAAGCTTACCTTTGAAAATTTCGCAATACGTTTCATCTATTTCTTTCTCCTTTTTGTTATGAATAACCGTTCTTTTTCAAATTCTTTAAATATACTATTTATTTTACGATCAATTGTTTTTACTACATTATCGATTCCGTACTCTCTAAAGTAGTATGGTGTATATTGCATACTTAAGTCAGTATTCCATATTTGATATCCCCACCATTTATTAGGAATGTCTATATCAATGATTAACTGAATAATATCTTTATAAAGCCAACATTTATATCTATTATGCCGAAAGCCAATATTTTTCAATTGGCTTTCAGTAATATCTGGGTTTAATTTATATTTAATTGATGGATCCATAATTACTCCTTATAATACAATCAAATAGCTTATTTAGTCACATCTCGAATACCCGCAGTTTTTGCACGTATTACAACCACCCTCAAATACCAGAGGTTCCCCACACTCCGGGCATGGAATAATAGCTTTTTCATCTATAGGTTTTATTTTTACTCTCTGTCCTCTATGTAATTTCAGCTGTGGATTTATTTTATTTTTAACATATTCTTTACTCTCGTCTTCTTCTTCTGGCTCTTCGCTAACGCCCAATTCTTCTTTCATTTCCTTATACATATCAATCAGAGCATTTCCAACGGCTACTGGACAACAACTTCCAGGACTCGTATCTTTCTTAGTGGCTCTACGAACTGCATAAGAAGGGCATGTTCCGCTACTCTTGAGTTGGTCTACAATGGTGTAAATATCAATGCCACCCCTAGCAGCTAAGGAGATCATTCGAGAAAGCCCTACCATGAAGTTATTGCAGCCGCCTGTAGATCCTTTACTTAAATAGGTCTCAAGCAATTCTCCCGTGTCTGGATCAAAGAAAGCTTCACAGTGCAATGTTCCGCAACCTGTTATGAGAGTACGTTTTTTGCCAATACAGTTGTCATCTGCCTTTATAATCATTCCACGTTTCAACTGATTATTAGAAGCTTTTGATTGAATCTGATTTGAATCATTAGAATCATCGGACTTTTTAGAAGTGCCAATGGTAAGGATTCCTGCCCTTTTACAACCATCACGGAAGATTGTCACGCCTTTCAGACCTTTTTCCCAAGCATAAAGGTAAAGACGCTCCATTTCTTCTTGTGAAGTATTATTTGGTAAATTTACAGTAGAACTAATAGCCGTATCAATATGCTTCTGAAGAGCACTCTGCATGTCAATTCTATCTTTCCAAGAAATATCTGCAGATGTAATAAAATAGTTGGGTAACTTGTCTCCGTGTTTCTCTACATATTCTTTAGCAACACCTGTATAAACCTTGTATGTTTTTTCTGTATTACCATTTAGACTTTCGGTTTTTCTATTATAATATAAAGCAAATAACGGTTCGCACCCTGTAGAAACATTTAACATTGTACCTAGGCTGCCTGTGGGAGCTATACTAAGTAAGCTACAGTTCCTAATGCCATATTTATCAATCTCTAAATTGATAATTTCGTTGTCGGCAAAATGCTCTTTTAGGATTTTTGATCTTAAAAGATCTTTATTATATGCTGGAAATGCACCTTTTTCTTTAGCCAATATGGAACTTTCAATAACTGCACTTCTAAACATCAGATCCATTAAGCTATCAATAAATTTAATTGATTCATGTGACCCATATTTCATACCTAATTTAATTAACATGTCATGCATTCCCATTACGCCAAGCCCTACATTTCTATAGTTCATTGCCATTTTACGTTGCTCTGGTAACGCATGGTTATTTAAATTTTCATCAAGAACAGTATCAAGTCCTCTTATAGCAGTCTTAACAGCCTGAATAAAACCTGTGGTATCAAAAAAAGCAGTATCTTTAAAACTATTGACTACGAATTCTGATAGGTTTATACTGCCCAAATTGCAGGCTGAGTATTTCGGAAGTGGCTGCTCCCCGCAGGGGTTGCATGTGATAATTTGGTAGTCATCACAATACTCCATCAAATTATAATTCCTAAATCTATTAGTAAATAGGCACCCTGGCTCAGCCCAATCATATGCCTTTTCCATCATTAATTTATAAAGTCTAATTGGCGTTACTTCATATGTAACTTCATTCCCTTCATAAGAACGTGTAATGGGTTTTGTGACAACTTCTCCTGTCTCATAATACTTTTTTACACACTCCATAAATTCATCATCTATCTCTAATGACAAATTGGCTTTCTGAATTCTTCCTTCTTCTGATTTGATTTTGATAAAGTCTTCAGCTTCCTTGTGCCAAATATCAAGGGTCATGATTAATGCACCCTTACGTGATCCCCCTTGTGATATACTTTCGGTTGTTCTATTAAACATCTCCATAAAAGGAACAATTCCATCTGACGCAAACTGTCCATGATTAATCCCACAGCCTTTTGGTCTAAGTTTTGAAAGCGAAACTCCCTGTCCGCCCTGTGCTTTAAATGTTAAAGCAATGTCAGTATTGGTTTTCATGATATCAGTAAGATCATCCTCTACGTATCCGTCAGAATAGCAATTAGAGAAGCTGCCTTTTTTACCAGTTCCCCTATTTGAAAGAGTTCTTCCACCAAACAAGAATTTCTTTTCTTTGATTAACTCCTTAACTGCCTCATCTCCACCGGATACCCTATCCAGCCATTCATCAAAAGACTCATTGTTATATCTATATTTTTTTGTCCAAATGTCGATTCCCAGCTGATTATCTCCTAACCATTCCTGTACTGTCATATATTCCTCCAATCTTTCTAGTTAAAAGTGTATTATTTTTTTGTTGTTAAAGTAATTCATACAATATTTCATTCCATGTAAAACATCTTACATAACTTTTGTCATCACTATTATCAATATTCCATGAATACTCTTTCCCGAATAATATATTCTTTTTTGCATTGCTTGATTTTATGTTAGATAATTTGTCATCAATAAAAATACCATCACACATATCAACACATGATTTATCGGAATACTTTTTCAAGTTTACTCCAATAAACTCAATACCAAATGGAAGGTTATTTTTAATCCAAATTTCTTTCAATTTTAAATTAGGACTATATCCATGAGAAACGATATAAACATCATACTTTCTTGCAAGTGTCATAATAGAATTGTATGCATCCGGCATAAATTTCAAATGATCAAAGAAACGTTTCGTATTGAAATATGTATCTATAAACTTTGTACTGGCGCAACTGCATTCTTTAAAATCCCATGTATTAATATCTTCGGGATAAATCTTCTTATATTTTTTATAATATTGAAAATCATCATTGTATAATTCCACGATTGCGCCAATAGTATTAACTATACATCCGTCTAATCAAAGTCCAAATATAATTTGAACTTTTCCATACTATCACCTTCTTAGCTATCTTTGATTTTAATTTTCAGTTTTTCTAGCTCTTTATATTTTGAAGACGAATATTTTGAGCTATCTTTGATTATCATATGCGTCTGTTCATTGCATATCAGCTCTATAATTATTCTTTTTTCTTGCTTTGATAATTTCATCTTTACTTCCTATCAGAAATATATTTTCTAATTTTATTCACAACATCATTTATATTATCTGTGGAATTGTTGTAAAAAATTCTATCTACAAGTTCTTCAGCATGTTTAAATTCTTCATTATCCGATAATAATCTTCTTTCTGCTTCGTCTTTACTGTCACCACGGTCTATTAATCTCTTTTTTATCGTATTATTATTTGCATATATATAAATAGATGTGATATCATATCCTTTATCAAGTAATTCTTTTAATCCTCTGGGCGTTATAATTAAAACGCTTTTATCATCGCCCTGCTGTAAATCCTCGTAGGTTGTACCATAATACCAAACGCCATTTACTGTGTTATAGCTTTTCCATTCGACAAATTCATTATTTCTGATTTTTTCTATAAACTTATCATTTGACACAAAATGATAGTCTATATCTTGTGTTTCATTTTCTCTAATACCCCTAGATGTTGTGGTTATAATCTTATGAAATCCTGATTTCATTAATTCGTTGGCAATGGTCGTTTTACCAGAGCAAGTTTTACCTATTAGAACAATCAATACGCATTCCTCCTCTCTATATTCCTAATTCCAGTTTCAATTGTGGCTTAATTGGTTCATAACCTTCTAACTTAAAATCATCAATTGAGAATTCATAAAAATCATTACTCTTAGGTTCAAAAATCATTCTAGGATATGTAAATTCATAACCCTTTCCATATACATATTCCAGAGATTGTCCATTGGCTCTTGCTAGTAGTTCTTTTGCAGCTTCAATGTGTCTATCATAAATCTGCTCATTACAAACAACGTGAGTAAATTGCCCTGGCTTATATCCAGTAGCCTTTGAAACCATCATCTGTAAAGCCGCATATTGTACTTCATTAATTCCACCAGCTCCTGAAGCTGTAAGCATGTCCCCACTCCTCTGAAAAAGAAGCATATCTAAATATTCTCCCCTAACATTCCAGTCAGTAAGAAAAGCACAGGGTAAAAGCCCGTCAGAAGCAAGAAAATCATCTTCCTGCCAAAGAGACATGATATGTCTTCTTCCGTAAGGATTTGTTTTGATATCATTAATCAGATTGTCAATCAGGTTATGTTTTCTAACAGTTTCGCCATATCTTACTCCTATGGTCCCAGGCATATCTTTAGACTCCCAATCGTCCCAGTAATGGATGTTATATTTGTCTCTCAGTAAATCTAAAGAGTTGCTTTTATCCTGATAGATCCATAAGATTTCTTTAATACCGGATTTCCAAGCAATCGGACGTAATGAGCAAATGGGGAATTCTTTTTGAAGGTTATAAGTCCTTGCGACATGATTCACAGAAATGGTGTATGCCGGACTTCCATCCGCATATTTAGGACGAGGGTTTTCATCTTTGAATCCGTTGTTTAAAATGTTGCTTATATCCTGAGTTAATCGTAAATCTGCAGTTGTCAAATATTATTCCTCCACAATTTTCGCGTTTAAAAACTCTTCAAGTTTTTGTTTCATTTCTTCTACAGTCATTTTTATTTCCGGGCGTTCATCTCTTTTCCACAAAAGCAGGCGTTCTCTACTGCTATAACATAAAATATCTACATCGTATTTAGCGAGTCCGTAAATTTTCATAACATCAAGTTCATTATTGTCTTTGTGATTTAATTCATTGTCATAATATTTCAAATTCACTGGATTAACAAAGGCTTTGATAAAAGCATAGCCTTCTGTGTACGGTAAACATATATAATAATAACCGCTTCGTAACTCAACTATATATCCAGGTTTTAAAATATCTTTAGGACTAACTTGCATATAATCGCTCCATTCTAATATACGATAATAATGGTCTTCATAGTATTTTACCTCATCATACTCTCCTTTATTTGAATAGCACGTTTCCGATTGTATCCATCTATAATTATTAACTTTCAAGTACGATTCTCCGCTTCCCCATTTCAGCCCATGCAGATCCATTTGTTTACAAAAATCCTTGGCTTCTTCTTCCGTTTTGCAATGTACCGCAACATTATTATTTTTATCACAGAAGAAATTCCAATCAAAAAATTCTTTCAAATCACTTAACCTCCCAGGCTTTAATGTAATTGTAGAAATTCTTTTTTACTTCCTCATTATCTGTCTCAATTTCTACATCTACAGGTCTTGACCAATCCAGGCTATACATCCCTAAAAGACTTTTAGCAGCAATGATTTGTTTCCCCTGTGTTACATATATTTCTTCTGCGAAATGGTTGCTGCAGGCATTTACAAATGCATTCATATCTGTTATTAGATCTAACTGGATTTTTGTTTTCATATAATCACTCCTCTACAATCCATTTTTCTATGGCTTTTTCAAATTCTTTTATTACATCAGGATCTTTTGTAAGTATCTCTACATTTGCTGGTTTATTTAAATCACATGATAATATCCCCATGAGCGATGCTGCGTCGATAATAAATCTTCCATATTTGTAATTTACATCTTCTTCAAATCCCTCACATAGATCAACAAATTCATTTGCATCTTTTAAGGTATTTAACAAAATTTTAAAACACACGTACATTACCTCCCTACTGATTTAGCAATCCGACTATATATTCTTCATTTACAATTGGAATATTTAATTGTATAGCTTTTTTATTTTTGGAACTTGTAGAATTGATATCGTTATTTATTAGATAATTTGTTTTAGAAGATATCGATCCAGAAACCTTTGCTCCTCTGGATTCTAGTTCTTTCTTTAATACATCTCGATTTTCGAAATGAGTTAGTGAACCGGTAATAACAAATGTCATACCTGCTAAACTATTATCACTCTCATTATCATTACTGATAAAATGGAGATTTCTTACAAGCTGTGGAATACGATCTTCCTGATACATATTGTAAAACCAGTTATGTATATTCTTATTTGATATCTCTCCAAATCCATCTAATGTGCTAAAATCATAACTTCCATGTCCTGCTTCATCAAAGGTAGCCCATATCTTAAATTTCTTTGCTAGTTCTTTCGCCTGGGATGTACCAATGCCCGGAATACTAAGTGCTGCAATGAAATGGTCAAGCTCTACATTCTTACTATTCTCTATTGCATCTTGCAATTTATTTACAGAACGTGTACCAAACCCACTCATCTTTGAAAGTTCTGAATAATGAGGGGTCAGATTGTACACATCAAATAAATTTTTGATCCATCTCCATTCAACAAATTTAGTTAATGTCTCTTCAGATAATCCATCAATATTCATGCATTTACGAGAAACAAAATGTGTCAGTCTTTTTATTAGCTTCGTTTTACAACATGGATTTGTACATATTAGGACTTCTGAATCATTGTCCTTTTGAATTTCTGTCGGATAACCACATACTGGACATACCAATGGGACTTCAAGTGTACCGCTCTTTGTTAGATTCTCTCGAATCTGAGGAATGATGGCATTAGCCTTATAAACAGTAATCTCATCGCCAATACCAAGTTTTAGATCTTTGAAAATGCTAACATTATGAAGAGATGCACGATTTACAGTAGTGCCTTCGATTTCCACTGGATCAAAAATTGCCACAGGTGTAAGCTGCCCCGTTTTCCCAATACTCCATTCCATATCCCGAAGCCTTGATACTTCCTCGTCTTCATAAAATTTATAAGCTATAGAATGTTTCGGGTGGTGTCCTGTCATACCAAGTGACTTTCCATACTGAATATTATCATATGTCAGAACTAAACCATCTATTGGATATCCAAGTGTATCGGCAACATTTTTTAGTTCTTGGATTTGCTGTTCAAAAATATCACGCAGCTCTTCATTATCTAGCTTATTAATCCGGTCAGGCCATAAGTAAACATATGGTACAACAGCAAAACCTAACCTTTTTGCTTTATTAAGCCCAGATATCATCGAATAGTTTTCGCCTGGTACTTTCCATGCAATAAATTTTAGATGTCTCTGTGATGCAATATCGCTGTCAAGCTGACGTACAGATCCCGCAGCCAAATTGCGAGGATTTTTATATTTTTTATCAGCAGGAAGAAGTTGATTTATAGTCTCAAAGTCCTCATATGTTATGACGGCTTCTCCTTCAATTTCATAATGCTCTTTAATGCTAATAGTAAGAGGAATGTTTTCAAACACCTTTGCATTATGAGTAACTAATTCTCCAATATGACCATCACCGCGAGTTTCTGCTTTGGTTAGGACTCCATTATCATAGGTCAGGCATATAGTAAGTCCATCCATTTTTAGGCTTAAAATAGAGTCCTTATTATTGTACACTTTTATGAGATCATCTACAGATTTTGTCTTTGCAAGTGATAGCATTGGATGTGTATGCTTTACCTTATCAAGCTCTGATACCACTTCACTGCCTACGTTTTGCGTGGGAGAATTAGAGTAAATCACGCCAGTTTCCTTTTCCAAAGCTTCCAGTTCATCATACAATTCATCATACTGCTTGTCCGTCATTACCGGATTATCATTTCTGTAGTAAGCAATAGATGCCTTATGTAAGACATTTACTAACTCTTTTATTCTATTTATCTTGTCCAATTAATCACTCCTTTGAAATCGGGCTTTTAATCAAACCACTGTTTCATATACTATCTATTATTTATTTATTGTTCTTCTTTTTAGGTAAATTTCTATACTCTTTGCAATATTTATATAAAATTTGATCGAGAATATATGTGTTCACTTGCCCTGTAGTAACTGGATCAGGTATATACCAATCATCTCCGAGTATCAAATCTGTTAAACAATCCACAACTAATTGCGCATTTGTTGGAGGTGGATAAATATTTCTTTCTCCCAATGGCTTTTTGTTTTCTTTTTCATAATGATCATCTAACATATCAACAAATCGTTTCATGTTTTCACTTAATCTTTTTCGTCTTATCACTTTTACTCACCCATTTATATATTGAAATTACTCTTTCTTCTGATCCACACCATCAAGCACTTTATTCAGCACACCAGTAGTTACTTTATGCCACTCTTTCCAATCGTCTGTTCCAGGAATATTTCTAGGGCTAAGCCATTGAACGGGATCTTTTCTAATTCCATTCCAGTACCATGTTGGTTCACCAAGTTCAATTGATGATGTATTTTCATCTTTATAATTCATTTGCTTCACTAAATCAGCGCCTATACCACCTTTAAGCAAGGACTTTGTATCTTGCTTATAAAAGAACAAAAGCGAAGACTGGACGAGACAAGCCATCTTCAACTCTTCATATGTAGGCTCTTTGCCATCTTTTAAATCTGCAACTATTTCACATGTTGATCTCATTTTCTTTCCCTCTCAAATCACTCAGTTTAACCCAACCCAAATCGATATCACCTATCTTTTTTATTTGCGGTGTTACCGACGCACATCCTTTTACATTATCATCTATGATGACTGCATATTTCCCAAATAAGTTTTTGCACTCAAGCCAATCGTTAAGTGCACTTACCAAATTCTCTTCATTGGTATCATAACTACCTCCTGGATCTCCTCCATGAATTATTGCCTGTACAACAATATTATTAATAATTCTGATTTCTTCATTTATTGAACTATGCATATATTATCTTCCTAAGAAATATCAGATTTATCCCATTTCCTGAAATGTAAACTCTGCACCACAACTACATTTTATTGTTCCAACTGTACCGATACTTGTCGGAATAAAATGATAACTATATCTTCCACCACAGCATCCGCCCAATCTTAATTTTTTACTAAGAGTATGTGCATTATGTACTTCTTCATCGTGTTTATTCATCCAGGATTTAATACGATCATTTTCTTCTTCTGAAATTGGAAATCCTCGGTAATATTCCTTCTCCATTTTATCAAGTCTTGATTGCATTTTAGACATTTCTGTGTCTTTATAATGTTCATCTCTTAATCTCTTATTTTCTTCTAATAAGTGCTGGTTTTGAATTTCTAATGTTTCTATATATTTTCTAATAGCGATAAAATCGTTTTCTACTGGTTTAATCATACAATCCTCACAATCTGTTCGTATAAAATAATTTCTTTGTCATTAATGGCATAGTTGGTATGGTAATGTCCCATAAACCATTTTCCAAAATCCGTCTTTTGGCGGATTTCTTCAAGATAATCAGTAAGAATATCTGGCTTATATTCACCATGAGAATATAACGCTATGCTACTCGTAGCCCCACAGTGAGTCACAATGAAATCCACTTTATTATCTATATTCTCTAAATTCTTATGTCCCTCTTCCATTTCTTCCTTGGACGGAAGCTCTTCTTTCCACCAAGAGATATGATTAACTCTATACTGCTTCTCATAGTCATACCTCCATTTTCGTAATCTCGAATCATCAATCTCAAGGATTCCATCATGGATATCATGACTGCTTGCGCCACCAAATGTCCAGAATGTCTTGTCTTCTATATCAAATACCTGTCCACGCATAAGATGAATCACCGACGGTCGGATAAAATGTATCTTTCCTCCATGCCATTCTGATACCGGCATAGCATATAATCTGTCAAAATTCGAATGATTACCGTCCACAAATAGTGTTGTAAACGGTTTATCTTCTAACCAGTCCAGATTATATCGTTCTTGCTTTGTATCATTCCAAATTCCGAAATCACCCGCTATGATTACATAGTCCTCTTTTGTCATTTCTTTTTGTTCTGGAAAAGCGTGTACATTTAATCTGCCCATCCAATCACCATGAGTATCACCAGTAATGTAAATCATAATATCCTCCTAAATGAACTCAGTAAATCCACATTTATCACATTGGTATTCACTTTGTATAATGGGCGGATTTGAAGTAAGTACTCTACCGCCTAACATATTCATTCTCATATTCCCGCCGCATTTCGGACATGGATATATGGGATCCGACCACTGTTTGAATTCTTCGGGTTCAGTTTTTCTGATTTTCTCAGTTGCTTTGATAAATGCTTCTCTTGAATTAAACATCATTATTTCTTCCTCATTTCTATCACAAATATCTGACCTGAATTTCTATATCCATATTAGCAAATTTCTCTTCTATTTTACTTTTTACCCAACTCCACTGAAGTCGATCCAGTCCGCATCCAATTCTTGGCATACCAAGTTTATGTACATTTGAATTCTCACACAATTCCACAAGATCATCTAATGCCAATTCAAAATCCTCACGCGTTGGTTTATGCCAATATTTTTCTTTGGTTATCATGTTTAAAACAAAACGTCCAACGGTATGTGTCCAAATCACGCGTGGATAATATGGTATTTTCTTGATCTGTATAAACTCTTTTAATAAGCTTTTAATTTTGAATCGTCTTTCAAATTCCGCAGCTATACCTGCACCTAATGCACAATCGTGACTAATACAATGTACAAGCACATAATCAGATGGCAAATCAAAAAGATTACCTTTTTCTTCATTGATTGTCATAATTTATCACCTCCTACGAAAGAAAGATTTCATTAGAATTCATATGTAATATCTACTTCAATAACTTGATGTTTGTCTGGCTCATCAAAATGTTGAAGGATCTTATCTGCCTCTTCTTTATCGCTATATAAATGCGCTTCTTCTATACTATCAACACTATTTTCATTGCCATCATCGAATTCAAGTGGGAAATTTTTAGTTACTATTGCATATTTTTGTTTCGATATTTTCAATACATTCACACCCTTCAAGTTCATAACACTGACAAAACCATCTTGGCACAGAAGTCATATCTGGAAGTATGTGCCGTATAATTTTATCTTTTGCCAAACATTTATAAAATGAAGAAACACCAATCCTCTCTCCACTACAATCTAAATATAAATGCTTACAATATTTACATCTCTTATGCTTATTGCGATATCTTATTACTTTCTTTGTCATATATAATTATTCTCCAAATTATAATGAAAAATATGATTCATCGGTTACATTTGTATATTCTTCTTTACTCATTTAAGAATTTTTGTAATAATGTCTTCCTGTCAAAATTCTCTTTCTTCTTTAAAGCCATATTTACAGTTCTAATTTCTCCAAGGTGATAGCATTTTTCTTTTGCTCTACTAATTCCAACATATAATAAATTAGAGTTAAGCATATATGTGTGTGCTCGTGGCGTGATTAGAATAACAACTTTGAACTGCCCACCCTGACTGCGATGAGTACTGATTGCATATGCTAATCGAATATTTTTCATAACGCCTTTTGGACAATATACTAGGACTCCGTTATAATCGACCACCATAGCATCTTTTAAAATCTTTACAACCTTTCCAGATTCTCCATTTGCTATAAATGTTGTATTGTCTTCATCTAAATATTCTTCATCATAAATTATGGCTTTGTAGTCATTAACATTATTGATAACGATATCATTAAGTCTGAATTCGGAATCTCCAAAAGTAATTTTTGCTTCCGGATCTGGATTAACAGCTTCTTGCAGTCTTTTGTTCAATTCTACCGTTCCATAATCTCCTACGTTATAACATGATAGTAAAGCAATATCTTCTACATCATAGCCTTGCTTAATTACTGACTGATATACATTTACCGCATAATCAACTAACTTATCTTGAGATAACGACATAAATATATATGATTGGTCATCTCCAAAAACCTGCATTCCACTTTTACTCTTATCTAAGTATTCTTTACTTTCTCTTGTATCTGTTGCAATTGTAGATAAGCCGCCCTTTCCATATCGAAAGATCTTATTTAGAGTTATTGTCGGAATCTTATTGTAACAAAGCAGATCATATAATACGTTTCCTGCTCCAACAGATGGAATCTGTGCATCGTCACCAATTAACAGTAACTTAGTCCGATTAAAATCAATCGCTTCAAGCAGATGTCTAAACAAAAAGATATCAACCATAGAAAATTCATCTACAATTACAACATCATACATTAAAGGATGTTCTTCATTGTATGACCAACCGTGTCCTGGATAGAATCCCAATCCTCTATGTATTGTCATTGCTTCCTTTCCAATGTATCCAGACAGCACTTTAGCAGCCCTGCCTGTTGGAGCCAGTAAGAGATATGACTTATTATAATCATCCAACATATTTACGAATGCCTTTGTAGATGAACTCTTACCTGCACCTCCGTAACCTACAAGCATTGCCAGATTGTGTTTGCACATGTATTCTGATGTTTTTTTCTGATCTTCTGTTAATTCAAATCCTTCAAGTTTTGTATAGTTTTGATATTCACAATTCCATTCACTATTGATTGACATCCCATCTTTAATTTTATTTGCAATATATTTTTCAGTCTCATATGTTTCTTTTCTACATACAGACAATAGTTCACGGTCAAAGATTACATCATTATCACCCTTTAAAATTATTGGGAGATTACTGATTGCTTCTGGTACAAGAATTTCAAACTGCTTTTTTAAGTCTCCAACATACATATATGTGTTACCGTTTGTTTCATTCTCATCCAACAAATAATCTACACAAGCCTTTGCTCTCTGATACGATGGCTTTAAATCAAAACCAAAATGCAATATTGGATTTTTACTTGTACCCTCGCATTCTTTCGATTCTTTTTCAAGCGTCAGTAATAATTGGTCAGCAGTTTTAAACCCAATACCGCTTAATCTGCATAGGCATTCATATGGCTCTTCTCGAATAACTTCTCGTATTTTTTCAACAGATGGATACTTGTCATATAATTTCTTTATAATGGATAAACTGAACAATCCTCGGAATTCTTCTACCAAATCTGCTAATTTAAAATTTTCAATCACTTTCTGTTTAATAACGTTAAATGTATATTCTTTGATTCCTTTCGTTTTGTTTAAATCAATATTTTCTAAACGATCATTCATAATCCGATCTACGATATCTGGATAAACCGAAAGAAGAGTGTCTGCTTGATTAACAGTAAGAATTTCATATAGAAATGTTCTTGTAGCAGCTAATGATGTTGGTTTCTCACGTTTTATATTTATGACATTATAGCCAATCCCATATTTATCCGACACTTCTTTTGCTCTTACCATATATTCAACACCAAGGTTCAACTCTTGAAAATTACCTTTCAAGCTGCATGTGCCATATTTGCCAATATGTATATCTGGATATTCAAAGGAATTAACAGAACATCCATATATTTTGAACTCATCTGAATTAAACACTTGTCTCTCAGGTGTGCATTTGAATTCTACTATCTTATCCGTAATATCACCACCTTTTTAATACTCAATATACATCCCACTCTGTTACTATCTTTTCTTTTTCAGATGTCTTTGTCCATGTACCGGCTATCATCTTCATCTTATTTTTCTCTTTAAATTCCAAAACATTCAATACATTTCCTTGTAAAAAAGGTTTTTCAACAAATTTTTTTCCAGAAGTAATTTTGGTTTTTAAGGTATCGCCCGTGCGTAAATTATATAAAACTAAGTATGGCTTTGTTTTATCTTTGTAAAATTTACACTCAACAACATAAAACATATTTTTAGGAGCTTTTGGATTAGTATATATAATATATTCCAGATACTCTTGCTCATATTTAATTTGTTCTTTAATTGATAGTGATGTGTTTTCAATAGCGTCACTAACACGCTTTATGTAAATATCCATATGCAAACCTTTATACATCTTTGGAGTTTCTGTTTCATAACATCCATCAAATAAATCCATATTTATATTTAACGCTTTATAATCAGATTTTTTAATCTGTTTTCGTCCATATAATCTTTCAAATAAATCTATAATTTGAAGAAGCTTTTTATTGTTTCCGAAATCCGAAAAGAAATTTAAAATTGTCAATATCTGTAACTGCCTAGCATTCACAGATGTTTTGGATTTTATATCTACTAAGAGATCTATAAAATTGTCATATGAATTATTCTGTGCCAATTCATAAAGTTCATTTGCCATAATTTCGTTACAATACTTAATAGATGAAATAGACTTATAAATCGTATTTGTATCTCGATCAAATGTATATTCATTTTTAGATTTTCCAAATTTAATATTTTCTATATGGATTCCAAAATAATCAAGTTCTGATATAATACGACTTGTTTTTTCATTATCGGACTGATATTGGTTTAATACTACAGTATAGTATTCTAGTGGATGATGCTCTTTTGCTTCGGCTCCATATATACTGTCATATGCTACTGATACAGCATGGGCAGCATTAAAACTATACCTAGCCGCATCATCCACCACTTGCCACACTTCATTAAATCCTTCTTGCGTACCTAAATTTTTCTGATACCCCTCTAGTAATTCTAGTCTTAGTGACTCTTTGGCTTCTGGTGTAAATTTCTTCTTACTTATTTTTTTGATAATATCATATGTATGATCTTCTTTCATACCGCACCAAACGAGGAACGCCATAATAGATTCTTGATATAACATAAAATGATAACTTGGTTGTAATAATTCATCTATCTCTTTTACGCCTGTACTATATGGCTTGCGATCCAGAAAAGTATTAACCAGACTTGCAAATCCAGGACGAATTGCAGCGACAAAAGCACTCATTTCTGCATCTGTTTTTGGCTTATATCTTTTCAGCATTGATGTAGATATATCAGTATCTGCCTGGTTTAATGTTGCCGTTACACCATCTTCATATAACTTCCATGTACCATTATCTAATCTTTGCAAAAGCTCTCTTATGTTAGGAATAGGCTCGCTTATTGTCTGATAAAATTTTGAAATTATTTTCCAAATCGAAACAGTTAAGTAATCATTTTTAAGATATTTCCATACATCTGAAGTATATCCATCAATACAGGCACATAATTCATTTCCTACCCTTATTAAACCAAGCTCTTTTGATAATGGCTTATTAGATAATACAAAGCTGCAAGGACTTGGCGATATACTTTCAATGGTTCCTATATATTTCTGAGCCTCATCTATAATTGGCTTCCATTTTTTATCATTACGATATGTATCCAAATTTTTACCAACTTCATTATATTCGTCCATTGGAATATCATATGCTCTACACAAATTACGAAAAGCGGATGATTCTTTCATGGTTCCAAGTGCATACATATAATAGATACCATCTTCACCAAGTAACTCTTTTGAAGCTAATATTGGTGCAGATACATCAGCCCAGTTTTGGTCGATATCTGGTAATGACCTTGTTTCTAAGATTCTTGCAGTACTCATAAAACGTGTTGGATATAAAGGCACAGGTGCAGTGAATCTATCAATCTCTGTAAATCCAAGCAACTTATTAATATAGAAGGAAACTGCTGAACCTCTACCTGTTCTTGATAAAACACCACCGTATTTTTCTTTTGCTAACTCAACCATTTTCTCATTAAACAAGAAGTAGTCTGCCATCTGAGTATCTTTTACAATCTTATATTCAAAAGCGATGCCATTCTGATACTCTTGCCAACGTGACTTATCTACATTTACTTTCTCCTTGTCCCATTTTTCTGATAAGTGTTTTGCAAGTTCTTTATCCTTTTCTTCTTGCGTATAATTAGGATAGATTGTTGGCATTTTAATCTCTTTATCAAAATGTAATTCTTCACATTCATCAAAGATTAATGTGTTATCCATTGCTTCTTTGATTTGCCAATCGGATAATAACCCTTGTTTTTTATATCTCTCAACGACAGTATCATAATCAGGGAAGTCAAGAATAAAATTGTCTTCATCACCATAGTTAATGCCTTTACCCTTTAAGAATTTCACTCTATCCTTTGCTTGTTCTGGATAAATATAATGACTATCGTTTGCATGAATAATCTGCATATTATAGTGTTGTTTTAACATCAACATATTTCTGTTATGATTTATCTGAATATCAAATGGATGATTCTGTACTTCTAAATAAAAGTTGTTACCAAAATGACCATATACTGTTTCAAATAATGTCTTCATATCATCGCTTGGTCTTAAAATTCCACCAACACAAGCAGATGTAATAAAGAAATTGTTTGGGTTTAATCTCTTAATCAACTCAATATCAATTCTTGGTTTATAATAGAAACCACTTCTATTACTTTCAGACATAATCTCGTTTAATTCGTAAAACCCATCTTGATTTTTTGCAATGATGACTATATGGTAATTAGCATTATCTTTTTCTTTACGGTCTTTTACCATATATAACTCAGCACCATAAACCATTTTAAGATTGTTCTTCTGACATAAATCATATGCTTCTAGGAACTTTCCTGCCCATCCGTGTTGAGTTGTAAAATAATTTTTACAACCCAACTCTAAACTTCTTTCTATGTAATCTGTATTTTTTACTACACAGTCTAATGTAGCTATATTGCTCTCATGACAATGTTTGTGGTAATTTTCATATCTATTAATGTATTTTCACCTCTTTTTAACTTGCTTTCTCTGAGAATCTCCATCTGTAGCCACCACATGTCTTTTGTTTACCATTACAACATCTTGATATGCCAATATAGTTTGCACCAGTTTCTCTTTGTGCTTCTGACATTCCATAAAATGTTTTTATATACTTACCTTCTAAATCCAACATATCAACTGGCGTTGAACAACTTATTGATAATTTTTTCTTTGTTTCTTCGTTATGGTGTTTACCATATAAAGGATGATTCTTTCCTGAAAAATCAGCGTGATTATCTTTAATTCTTTGTTTGGTTTCATCACTTCTTTTAATTCCAGTTAACGCCATACTAATATTCTTTTTATGTTGTTCTGTTAATGGAATGCCATAATGTGGACTGTTTTCACCTAAATTTGCTTGTCTTAATTTTTCTTTAGTTTCTTCTTTCATATGTTTTCCAAACAGATAGTGATTTTCTCCGCTGCAATCCCAATGATTTTCAACCATTCTTTTTCTTGTTTCTTCTGAATGTGTTCTGCCATAAAATGGATTATTCTCACCTTTAGTTGCTTTACTGATTTTCTTTCTAACTTCTTCTGGTATGGTTTTACCCATATGTGCTTTACTTATCTTTTGACGTGTCTCTTTAGACAATCTTGAATTCTTACCACCTAATCGAATGTTATATCCTTTACTTCTATTTGAAGAATCATATTTCTTTATTAAATATTCTTCTATGATATTTGCCATTTCTTGTGATAAATCATCGAATAGTATAATGTGTTCAAAATTATCCCATCCGTATTTCTGTATAGCGTTCCAAAAGTGAATGCTATTCTTATATCCCCATCCATTTAACCATCTTTGATTTGGGTCTTTATGGTGAGTTTGACCGATATATATCTTCTGATTTATTTTATTTATATGTGCATAAATTATATATTTATCTTCCATATAATGTACCTCCTATCTCACTTTTATTATATCAAGTTGATACCAACTTGTCAACAACTAATTGATACCAACTTGACACAAGATTGATGTAGTGATATAATAATAAAAATGGAGGTGAAAATATATGTCACAAGGTCAAATTGCTGCTAATAAAACTCGTACCAATATAACTATTGAAAAAGAATTAAAAGCGAAACTTGAACAGTTGGCGAAAGAAGATGGACGTTCTTTTAATAGTTTAGTTATCAAAATTTTATCTGATTATGTTAAAGACACTCAGTAATGAGTGTTTTTTTATAATGAGTCTAAAAATGATAACAAATCATCTTCTTCATCATAACTTTCATTTTTTTCTTCCGATTGATTTTCAAACATTTCTTGTTCTTTTAAATAGACATCATAAGGCTTATGTAATTTTCTGGAATAAGAGCTGAGGGTTGCTAATCTATAAGCATCTGCATCAGTTACATCTTGCCAAAATAACATCTCATCTTTTGTTTCTCTATACTTCTTCTCTTTTTCTCTAAACTCATGAATCGTTATCGCAATATCATCTTTCAATTCCTGAATCTTCTCTTCTGACAGCGGCACCTCAACATAACAATCGGCAATATTAAATTTTTCTTTTACTTCTTTTGGGAGATTTTCAATAGAATTATTAAGAATCATTTCATCGACATATGAATCAATATCATCTTCATATCCGAATTCTTTTAGCCACATTTTAGCAGTATTAACAAGACTTTCGCCAAGCTGGTTTCTTTCTATATGCCGTTCTTTTGTCTTGCCATTTTTCTGCTCATATGTAACGGTTACATACTTAAGAAAGTTCCAGGCGCAACTGATATCTTCTAACGGAATATTCAATGCCTGCCTAATACCTTCCGCATAAATAACAAGCTGTCCACATTCTGCATCAATCTTTTTTCCTGTATATCTGGTACTTGTCTTCCAATCTATAATTCGTATCTTAGTTTTTTCATTTCCATTCTCATCTTTATATTTTTCTGTAAATAAGAAATCGATATATCCCTGGAGTACGATATCATCACAAATTCTAATAGTGATAAAATGCTCAATAAGATGTGGAGATTTAATAACGTCGTGATTTCTGAAAAAGTGTCGAATACAATTCTCATATTTATTAGCAATCTTCTCATTCTTTTCAGAATCGTTACGATCATACTTTAATTCAGCAATATTCATAGTAAGAAGAGAGTCTTCATATTCGTCAATCATATCTTCATACTTAATTTCTCCGCTATAAAATCGCTCTATAATATCATGACAATACCCACCCGATACCGCATATATACCATTTGTTCTATCTTCTTTTTTGTGAAGCACATATTTTAAAAATGCTTCCCAATGATCCTGCTTGTAACAATGATACTTACTCCAACTATCCAGTGTTTCAACATTTAACTTACTACATATCTCTTTTAATTCTTCCCGTGTTTTTCTAGCCAATCTCTATATAACTTCCTCTCATTTTCATCATATATTGTCCTATGTTTTAAAAGAAACCGATATACTTTATTCGGCATATCGGCAGGACTGTCTTTGCTTCCCTTCTCAATTAATCCCCAACGGTCGTAAATGTAACTGACTTTTCTAATCGGATAGAACTTATCGCACTCTTTTCGAATATGATTCAGGCTAATTCCTTCATCTAAAGCAATTACAATTTCGACATTCAGTCCGATCAGAATACGAACTTGCTCTTCGGTCAGTTCGCAGCTACCAATAGAAACTGCCGTTTCATCTTTTCTTGAATAGCGTTTCAACACCGATTTCTGTGCTTCAAAAATCGTGACATATCCAGCTTCTTGAATGCTTTTATAGTTTTCATTCAGACCATATACATTGAGTCCTTTTGGGTAAGTGTTGGAAAGCTTAAAATACTTAGGAATATCTAAGAGTTCATAATTAGGAACTGTCGTCCTACCTGAAATGCCAATATATTCATTGTCATCACCATCCCATTTGCGTTCCGGGATAACAATTCTCTTTCTATCATATGAATATCCTATATTGAATCTTTTACATGCCATCGGAAGAATCCCTTCTCTAACCCATCCAATATACGGGAGATCGATATATTCTTTCATGCAACTTTCATCATATACAGGAATATCCTTATCTAGTTTATGTGTTCTTCGTTTTACTTTTTTAAATATTTGAAGTGGATCTGGTTTATCTTCATTATCATTTTTTGATTCATAACTATAAACCAGTCCTAACAATTTATGTAAATATCTATTTGCCTTACCAAATGATATATTTTTTATATTCATAACCACCGTAAAAATATCACCTTTTGTACTTCCGTCACCAGTTCGTATTGCAGAAGATAATGATTCTTTCTTAACGCATACGGCAGTTTTATTTTTCTTATTTGGTAGGGCGGCTCGCCATTCATCTCGATATTCTTTGATATCGTGACATCCTAATGATTCCAATATTGTTGGAACACAATTGTTTTCAACTATATATTCTTTCAAATCATTTGCATTAATACTACTCACCGCCCTTTTATTTAAAAATCAACTGGTACAGATGTGAAACCTACTTCTTTTAATAAGTTTCTACTCATATCATGTTCTATAACAATCTGATAATTATTAGCTGCACCCTCTCTATTCTTCACAATAAATATCAACTGATAGTGTTTATCGTGATCCAAATTAACTGGAATTTTCGATTTCCCGTTTTTACCTTCGAGTTTATATACTTTAAGTGCATTTTTCTCTCCAGTATATTCGTCTTCAAAAACATCTCTAATCATCAAACATGTACTGGCCACATCCACAATATTTTTTGCTTGTCCAATATTATCTTGACTATAAAATCTTTGTCTTGCAGATGACTTAGCCAACTGAAATGTAATTACGATGTGAACGTCTTTACCCCCATCTGTCTTTATCGTGTCGTATATATCGACCATAGATTGCTGCATTTCAAGCCACATCTTATCGCTACGGCTTCCGGAATCCGCTTTATATGTATCGAGAATAAAATACTTTACTCCAAGACTTGCGTATTTTTTAATTACTTTAATCGCTTTTTCTGTACGATATTTATTGAAAGGAATAATAGTAACTGTATTATCACTTGCTTTTTCCTTTATCCAATTCGCACATTTTCTCAGCATATCCATTATTTCATCGTTATACTTCCCATCTCGTACAACAAACTTCTGAAGGTCAAATTTATAAATATTGTTTGCAACCCAAACCAACATTTCTCGTTGCCACTTCTTTCGACCTTCTTCATTGATAATAATGACAAGTTTTTCTCCGTTTTTTATAGATGCTGGTATACATAGTGATCTGGTTAATGTTGTCTTCCCCATATTAGAAAGCCCACCTACTAAAGTAATATTTCCTGTAAGCTGTCCACCAGTTTCTTTGTTTAACAATGGCATTTCATAATATGGAAGTCCTACTGCAAGCCCCTCATTTAATTCATCAATCAGATCATCTATTCCTTCTTCAATTGAATAAGATTGGATGTCCTCATCAGCATTGATAAAGATATGGTTCAGAATTGCTTCGTATTCTACATATATATCATCCAACGACATATCTGCGAATTCACTAAGCCGATCATATACTGGGAATTTATTTTTTAGCATCATTAAAACAGTATTCCACTTATTTAATTCTGCTATATACCCACCTAAATTTTCGGTTTTTACATATTCGGTGGCTTTTTCTATAGTTTCATATCCACCGTAATCATCATATTTCTGTCTTAATTTACTATGCTTTTCAAGATATAATCCAATAGTAACGTCATCTAACACTGGCTTGTGTTCTTTGATGACTATATCGTATGCAATTTGCCAATATACTCTCCATGTATTTTCTGTAAAGTCTTCGAGTTTTAATTCAAAATCATACATTAAATCAGGTTTTTTGTAATAGATTGATACAATATTAGCTTCACATGCCAGTTTATATTCTTTGACTGTCTTTACTGCCTTTAACAGTTCTTCTTGATAAGGAGTTAATTTTTTTGATGACTTATTTTCTGCCAACTAAAACCTCCTCCTAAAACAATTTTTTTAGTTTATCATTAACGTCTTTTGTTTTTTTCTTATATTCTGCTCCTTCGTTAGACTGATTATCGAAAGATTCACCATGAATGTTTTCTTGCATCCTTTTTGCATTTCTTAGCCTAAGATAAACATCATTAATTTCCGGTTCTATAATTTTCATAATTAGATTGATTTTATGCTGTTCATCTTTAATTTTAGTAGCATTGTTATGTAAATAATCTACAATCTTCTTTTTGCAAAGTTTAAAGGTGCACAAAATAGTGTAGTCATCATAATGCGCTTGGTTATCAATATTATTGTTTGCTATATGCTGACCTTTTTTTAATCCTTGTAACCGCAAAGCTAAATATTTAGGAAACTTCATATTATCATCATATTGAAGAATTTCTTTTTTTACATACTCACAGAGTTCTTTCCATTCTTTATCTTTAGGTTCTGCTTTCTGACGTGCCAAAATTTCACCTCTAATCTAATTGCCCTGACACAAAATGCGTCAGAGCAATATATAATAATTAGGCAATCTGAAGTTTGGTAAAATCTACAAGTTCCGTTAAATCCTCTACGGACTGCAATTCAATCTTCTTTACATCGATTTTCTTTTCTTTAACCAGGGAATTAATTTTTTTGATTGCCTCAAGATTGTTATCGTTTTTGAGCTGTTTCATCATTTCTTTCCACTCTTCAGCAAGAGCGTCAGCTTTATCCGCCTCGTCAATCATGGACTCTGTTGAGGTCTTAAGATCATTTTTATATGATGTTTTGTTTGTTCCAAGTCCATTCATCGCATCATAATAATCTTTCCAAATATCAAAAGATGGATTTTCAATCTGCTGTCCAACCTTTGTTACATTCGTCCGATCTTTAATTACTTCTGCCCAAAAGGTTACATTTCCTTCTTTATCTTTTTTCGTGTAATGCCGAAGAATTGTATCATAATCAAATTTGACAGATTTATGCATATCGGGTTTATATCCAATTACTTTTTTGCCATCATCATCCTTGATTTCTATTTCCTGGGCTACAGAAACAACATGCGTTCCCTTTGATGAGAGATCAATTTTTGCCTGTTGTAGTTTCATATTAATAATTTTAATGCGTCCCCACTGTTTCACAGAAATTACGGCATCGTCAACATCTCCGCCTTTCTTTCTAGCTCTTCTTTCTTCAACCTCTGTTGCACCAATCTGCATTGTGTTATAAAATTTTGTCTCTGAATCAATCGAAAGTGTATCGATCTTCCCATCATATTCGCCATTAAGAAAAGCATCTAAGTCCTCTTCTAGTTCGTCAAGATCTGATGTGTTATCTACCAAAACTAAATTATTATATGTATGCCCATTATTTAAAGTAATATCTTTACCCTCATAGTGTGCAACACCTGTCTCTGAATCGATACATGCAACTCTAGGGAATGTAAGCTGGAAAGTGGACTTACCACTTCCAGACTCACCATAACTTAAAAATTTACCGCCAATTTTAGCTGCCTGTGCTTTACGAAAACTCAATGTATTTATACCTCCCTTAATCTATTACATATTTTCGAGCATTGCGAGAAGATCATCATCTTCTGAAGCTGATTCTGTAGATGAATTATTATCGCTTTCTGTATCATCTTCTAAATCAACACCGGCATCACTTAATGCCTGTTCATAAAAATATAAGTCGTCTCTGTCATATACGTTTTCTTCAAATGCAACAGTTGGTTTTCTATCATCATCCTGACCAACATATGTAATATCAGGTTTTACAATTACCATTCGTCTTTCTCGATTGTTGCCGCCGATAGCACATTTTGCTTTTGCTTCTTCCTCTGAATAAAGACCCATTTCGATAAGTTCTTTAATATCATCTGGAATGTCATCTTCTGTGATATTAACGATAGCGGCACCTTCAATCAGATTTCCGAATACGGTCAGAACATTGATCTTATCTTTTTTCTTTACTTTAAAGTACCTATTGAGCATCTTGGCTGTAACTTCCGGATCATCCTGAATCTGTACTTCAAAGAATTTCGGATAGGAAATATTTTTTCTAATATCAACTTTCTTCCCATCAATCTTAGGTCTGCCAACATAATCAACTACATATGCATTCAGACCCATTGTGTTTTTCTCTGCGTCTTTCTTGCCAATACTGTCAGAATCCAGAAGAATTGTCTGTGAGAATGTTGCTTTATAATCTTTTTCATCTTCAACCTTGGAAAGCGCAATTGATGTAATCTCTTTTTTCACAGAAACATTATCTTCGTATTCGCTGTATCCAAGATTACCTTTGACATTGACTGTCATACCATCTTCCAGATGTTCATTAAGGTATTCAACTGCATCATAAGCACTAAGGAATTTTTTGTATACTGTCTTTCCTTTTACATCTTTCTCGATTCCTACAGTAATAAAGGAAGAATCTGCAACTGTATCAAGAAGATCCTCGTCAAACCGATCCTCCCAGGCGATTTCTACCATCTTACTCTTACCAGAATCATCACGGTCATCTTTGCTGAACCCTCTCAAAATATTATCATCCTCTGGGAAGAATCCGCCACGCATTTCACCATATACAATATTTCCATTCCCGCAATCTACTCCGAGATACATCTGATTATCTGTCCATCCAGAATCATAAGAGTTATCCAGATTGAATGTTTTATCTGTCACCCTTGCTTTACCAATCAAATTAAATGATGACTTACCTTTTCTAAGAGCTTTTCTTTCAGTAGATTTACTCAAATATATTACCTCCATAAAATAAAATTGATTTATATTAACGTTTGCAGGCTATTACAACCCGCAGACGGAACATAGAAGAACTTTATAAAATCAACTATGTTAGCAGCTTTTAGGGTGCAAAATCCCAAGGTAGCTGATTTACACCTACAAAAATTCGTGTTATTTAATTGAATGAAATTGGAATTTAATTGAATTAATTATTTGAATATAAAAAATTAATCGGTTACAACTTGTTCCACAGAATTTTGCGATTTCTTTCTTTTACTTAATGAAAGGCTATCACATACAGCTTCGATTTCTTCATTGTTATTCTCCATGTATTGCATAATCTTTTGAATTAAATTAATTTCTTCAAGATCAATACCAAAATCATTATCATGCATAATTTCACAATATTCATCATGTGGGATATAGCAAAAGCCGCTACAACAATCATATCTAATTGGTATTACATATTTTTCTTCATATGTTTCGTCTGAATCATCATCTATGTAAACCGTCAAATAAATACCATCTATTACAATTTTAACATGATGTCTACTATCATCTTTTGCAATTTCAATTATGTCTTGTACGATATTTATAGCTATCACCTCCGATAAAACATTGATTTCACATTGTTTTCAGCACCATATACAGCATATATCATATGTCATATATTCAATATATTGTATCGTCACTCACTCAACATTACATTCAAATATTCAAATATCATTTTTTCAGGAATTGTACAACAAGTAATAATATCTGAAATTTGATACATAACCATTACTACCCCAATTACTCCAAGAATGACTGAAAATAATGCTGCCCCATGAATATCTCTATTTTCTGATTTTACAATCTTGATTGAAAAAATAATACCAGCCAAAAGAAATATCATTCCTATTGTCAACCACATAATTGATGTTGCTATTTCGTATGTTGTAAATCTCCTTACAAGATCTTGAAGATACGGCAATACATTATCTGACGACCAGTCAATTGCAATACCAAATCTTTGCCCCAGATCATCTAAAAGTTTAATAATTTCGTCTGACATTTAGTTCACCTCCCGACAAAATAAAACTTTCATCTGCTAGTTATCAAACCAAAATACGATTCTAAAATTATCTGCCTCTTTTTTTATTCGTTCTTCATAGTCTTTATACCATTCAAAAATATGATTTTCTTCCGCACATCGTTTCTTCATTGCCTCAATTAATATTGGTACATTATCATCAGGAACCATCCATGTCTTATGTGTGTATCCATCCATAGTAGTTGACAAATACCAAGACGTAGGATATATATTATATTTATCTAAGTTACTAGCTTGCTCCTCTGATATCATTCCGCTATATGTAATTGTCGGAGCATGAGACATATAATTCATAAGCTCTTTTAAAGTATAATAACTATGAGAATGTCCATCAGTTCCCCATGAATCTGCAAGTTCTTTCGTTATATAATGGATATCGTCTGGTAGTCCGCGTGGCTCTGATATTGGTTTTATGTATCCATAGTTTCTCACATCTGCAAGTGTAGCAAATAACGCATAATTTCTATCATCAAAAATGGGAACTATCCACCATTTATCAATCTCTTTATCGTCTCCATCACTATCACTATCGAAATAGGGATTAAATTTAAAATGATCACAGTTGACCCATTTATCTTTGTAGTTTTTAAATTCACTACAAACATGAATATCACATCCCATATTTTCACCTCCGTTTCTTCATTGACTTATATGCAGCATTCAACTGTCGCTCCAAACTTTTACGTTCCAGAGGATTCTTACAATACTTTATTCTCTTTTTTAATGAAGGAATATCTGATGAGAAATCATCTGGATTGGTTGCCAAGTCTGAAAGTTCTTGTAATGATTCATGCAGTGAATGTTTTTTATCACATAAACGCTCTAGTTCGTTATAAATTTCAATCTTACTTTGTTGCTGTAGAATTTGTGATACAATTATTAACTGCCTACTTAATTCTTCCGATGTCATACCCCCATCTGGTAAAACAATCGTGTATCCAATATCTGATTTTTTCAACGTAGCTTCATTTCGAGAATCTGAATCATTTTCTATATCATTATTACGAATTTTAGCCATACGTTTTATTTCTTCATTTATTTGTTCTTGGATTGTTTCTTTTGATAGTGAAAATTTTTGCAACATCTCTTTAATAGCATTATCTAACATTATTTATAATCTCCAAAAGAAATCGCAGTTTTATCTGCCAGAAATTGCTGTGGTTATACTACCCCAATTATCGTGATCTGGTATATATGTAATATTTTTATTTGTTTCTTTATTTTCAATTACTTCTTTATTTTCAATTACTTCTTTCATCTGATAATACAACTTAATAAAATCTTTCGCTGGAATACTCTTTAGTTTTTCAAACAATTTTTCGCTGTCATCCCAAACATCCAGCTCTTCACACTTTTTATTTAGCTCACCAACACAATCACCTAACTCTGCAATCTGCGCCATGAGGTTATCATTTTCTGAATCAAGCTGCTCACAAATCTCAGCAAGCTTGTCTTCTTTATACATGTTTAAATATTCTTCTTTGGTCATACAAAACCTCCCGTTAATCTGCTCATTTTTTAAATTCATTTGCTAATATTTCAAACTGTACACTATCATGCATCTTACCATCTAACAATTTTGTAACTTGGCGATAATAGCCACACTCTCTCCCACCATGTTTCTTAATGAAATTCCTGTAGCCTCTAATCGCAGGATTGTCTGCATAACAACACCACTGAATTCGATTCATATGATACACATCAAACAAATTACAGATGGTCTCGTATACATCTTTTGCGAATTCAATATTTCCTTTCTGGAAGCTGATAATTCCAAACCTATCGGCAGACATTGGAATCCAATTAACAGCATAAGATATGTATCCAATTACATTGTCATCTTTATCTACTGAAACAAAGTAATGATTGTCATAGTTGTTGTCCGGAATGTCTGGAACTTCACTTCCAGTCCATCCCTCCCAATATATATTTTCTGGTTTATACCAAGACTTTATTAATTCGGTTCTCAGTTTATCTTTATATAATTGTGCTGGTTTTAACATTTTCTTCGTCTATCCTTTACAAAATCAGATCATAGAATACTGACTAAACAATCATGCTTCTTATCTCTCTGATTCTTTCAATAATATCTTTGTTTGAGTAAATTCCACTATCTATATCATCAGAAAGATACATTAGGCTTGTATCTATTGAGTCAAGAACATCGTGAATAGTTTCGTTTATGATATCTTCTAATTTATTGCTACTGTTATACCCACATTCTTTTATATAATTTTCAATATCCACTCGATCACCTCTCTTATGAAACCGATCTTTTATCTAATTCTTAATATCTACAATCTTCACCTCTTCGTGTGCCGGAATGACTTGCTCAGGAATATTCTCTATCTTAACAATAGAAAGGTTAGGTTTATCATAGTAATAGGTATAATCAGAAAAATAAGATCCGCTACGTGTTACTGGCACGGTTAGAATTAAATCAAATTTATCAGTAATATTACTATCACATGGGTATGAATACTCACAATGTGTAGGATTATATGCGACAAGCTGATATGTAATATTCTGGAACTGGTATTTTCCTTCGTCGTCCCACGATGATTCATCGATATACAAATATCCGTAAGATACGCCATCCTTTTTGAAATCCATTTCTCTACGTTCAATCTTATCGTTTTCATTGTAGTCAGGCCACATCTCTAATTTATTTTTTACAGCTTCAAGCAAATCACCTGGAATATGTTTAAAATTTTTTACATCATTTACTGTAAACATATATTTCTTATTCTCCTTTCTATCCCACATAAATTACAATTGCATTCACAAACTCAGTCTCATTTACTTTCTTATCAATCATCTTGTCGTATTCATCGTCTGTCACATTTATATACTCTTCTTCGTCACATAAATCTTCACGCAACTGCTCTTCATATTCATCTTTCGGAATCCACCAGTCTTTATATAGGGTCAATTCCTGTATATCACATGCTATATCTTTATTACTTTCATATGGGAATTCTCCACTATTTGTCTCTGACCCACAAAAGATAAGCAAAGGCAAATCCGGATTATCTATAATCAATTTGCGTAGCTCTGTGGTGTCTTCTAACGATACTGGTAATTTTGTATTATTCATAAATTTCACCTACTCTTATAATCGCCATTGTTGATCTGAACATTGCTTCTACTTGCCAACCTATGATAATAAGTCTTGATACAGTTATGCGGATTGCCTTTGCAAATTTTTACATCCCCATAACCGCCTTCACATGTAGCATGACCAGATAAATATTCTTCATAATATTGACAAAACCCTCCTCTTTTATTTTGAGGTTTGTTCGGATCTTGTCTCGGTTTCCCTTTACCCATAATTACTATCCTCCAAAAGAAACTAAATTTTCATTCCCATTTTTAAATACAACTCGTCAACCACATTCTTTTTTCTTTGCAAACATCTATATATTGTTTCATCTATGGTATTCTTCGCTTGCAAAATAATGTATGTACATTTATTATCTTGCCCTATTCTATGTATTCTGTCTTGGCTCTGTGCAAATTCCTCATAACTAAAACTAACAGAGTAATAAATATTATAAGTGCAATTTGTAAATGTAAGTCCTTTGCCAAGTAATTTTGGATGTGTGAATAATAGATGAATTTTATTATCCTTGAAATCTCTTATAATTTGATTTCTATTTTTTGTTTTAGATGTTAATGCAATACCGTTGAATTCTTTCGCAAGCGTCTCTATTTCATATTGAAATTGACACCATACTATAATTGGTTTATCTCCAATTTCTTCAATGGCTTGTTTTAAAACCTCTGTTTTACTGCTTTTAAACTCAGATATCGTATTATCCTTATTTATGACAAATCCACTTAATATCTCTCGCAGCTTCATAAGTTTTGCAGTAAATTCAAACTTAGACCATTGATTGATATTATCCCGAATATTATTAACCATATCCATATAATATTCTTCCTGTTTTTTACACATTGTATATTCTCTAATCTGGAATATTTTTGGAGGTAAATCAATGCATTCTTCTTTCTTTAAGAATACCGATCCTTCAGATAATCTTGAAAATAATCTTTCTTTATCCTCCTGTGTCTGATACCACTTGTGCGGATCTGTCATATCTTGATGAAAATAAGTTGCTTGCCACCCATAAAATGATGATCCAAATAGATCTGGTAAAACAAATTTCATTTGAGGGAATAATTCAAGATTAGAGTTAGGATTCGGAGTACCACTAAGAACATATCTCCTCGGAATAATATCTATCATAGAAAGAATTTCTGATGTAATTTGCGCAGTCATGTTTTTCATTACAGAACTTTCATCTACAACCATGCATTTAAAATTCATTTTAGCAATTTTATTTTTGAGAATTTTAAAAGATTCATAGTTCATTACATATACATCAGAATCTGTTTCTAATGCGTCGTATCTTTGTTTTCTATTTTCTCCCCAACAATTTACAATTCGTAACTCAGGATAGAATTTATGACAATCATCAATCCATGCGGTTTCAATTACGGATAGAGGACATAACACTAAAGTCTTTCCTAAATGTTTCGCAATCTCTAAAGCACAAACCGTTTTGCCTGTACCGGTATCCATAAAAATTCCATATCCTTCATGGTTAAGAGCCTTATTCACAATATCTTTTTGATATTTTCTAAGAAAATTAGATGTTTGATAATATATAGTTTTCTTTTCTTCAACTATATATTCTTCATCGAGTAATCCGATTTGCTTCAATGTGTTTGCAGATGATTCCGGGAAATACCAAAGTCCATTCCGGAACCTACGACCTTCAATCGTTCTAATATATGGTATCTTTTCTACTGGTACTGCAAGTTCAATCAATAATATCACCTATAGATACTGAATCTTTAAGTTTTTTAATCTCAGATTTTTTCATTCCTAATTCACTAAGCTGTGCTTCAAGAAGTTTAATTTCGTTTCTAAGTTCTTTCTTTTTATCACGCATCTGCTTCATCTCTTCTTTTTCTGCTTTCGCATTGGCACTCTGTTCTTTCCCGATTAATAACTGTTCATTGAATCGTTCCTTCATAGAACTTACCGAATCATTTGTGTTATAAATAGAATCGTCCCATTTAGAAAAACGTTCTTCAATGGCGAGGTCATAAAACTCTTTTAGTAATTCAATTCCGATAGCATTTCTATGGTTCTCAATGGCCACTTTATTTACAGTTCCTGCGCCAGCAAATGGGTCAAGTACAGTATCGCCTGGACAACTCCACAATTTAATACAGCGTTTTACAAGTTCTTCCGCAAATGGTGTTGTGTGGCCTATACCTGAATTACTAATATTCCATACGCCATCTGCCCAGTCTGCCCACTCAGCCAATGTAATATCAGATGCCTTGATAAGTGGACAGTCACCTTCTTTTTTATATACATAAACAAATCCAACATTAGCTGCGAGGATCGTATCTCTTGCTTTCATATTTCTATAATAAAGATTTCCCTGTGCAAGCATAGCTCTCTGAGCAGAATATTTACGCCAAAATGCCTTCGTCCATAACGAGAAATGGTTGTCTATAAAGATTTTATTAATGTCACCAGTCAGAGATTCTTGCCCCATTTTACCATCTCGTCCGATAGTGTAGTTGTAGTCTTCAAACTGCATACAGAACTTTGCACCTGGTTTTAATACCCTTGCACATTCAGCAATTACTAATCCGAGTAAGTAATAATATTCTTCATAAGTTTCGCAATTAGACAGATCACAAGGGTCATTGCTATAAACCCTAAGATTGTGATATGGAGGAGAAGTGATAATTAAATCAACACTCTCATCATCCAGTTTCTTAAGTTCTTTTAAACAATCTCCATTAATCCATTTGTTTGTTAATCTCAAATATGTATCTCCCTTCTATGCTGTACGGCACATCTGCTATAATCAACTGTGCCGGAGGTATAGCATATTTCTTGTAATTTTGCATTGAATCTTTATATAGCTCACACTTTAGTTTCTTCTTATATTCCATGTATCAAAAGAAACCCGATATATCGTTACCATGCGCATAGGTTCTTGGCTCCTTTCAGTATTATTATTCTTTTTTGATCAACTTAAACATCTCATCAACATCGTCCAGCAAATCATATCGTTTATCAAAATCGGCAGTTGA